CCCCGCTCCTCGGCACGGCAGTCAAGCAGCAAGAAAACGTCTGGATCATCAACCTAGAAGACCCAATCAGCGAAATGCAGATGCGCACAATCGCAGCCATGCAGCATTATGGACTAACGCCAGACGACATCAAAGGCCGACTGTTTATGGATGGCGAGGACACCATGCAGCTCACGCTGGCGGCAGAAGGCAGGGACGGACTGATTACAAACGACAACATGCTTGCGCACATCACTCGTAAGGTCAGAGAAAACAAAATCGGTGCAGTCATCCTCGATCCGTTCGTCAGCGCACACCTTGTCAACGAAAACAACAATGGAAGCATCCAAGCAGTCGTGGCAATGCTCAGAAAGCTTGCAAGAGACACAAACAGCTCAGTCCAGCTCGTACACCACATCAGAAAAGGCAACGGTGATGATGCAACGATTGACAGTGTGCGCGGAGCTGGCAGCCTAATTGGAGCAGCCCGAGCAGCCAGGGTCATCAACAGAATAACTCCAGAAGACGCAATGGCGCTCGGTGTAGACGAACACGAAGCACTCGGCATCTTTCGTGTAGACGACGGCAAGGCAAACCTAGCACCGCCATCGGACAAGGCAGTCTACAGGCGCATGCAGTCAGTGGAGATCGCCAACGGTGAGCATATCGGGGTTGCCACGGAGTTTAAGCTGCCAGACTTATTTGACGGCGTGACAACAAAGAACCTCTACAATGTGCAGCGCACAATCGGTAAGGCAGAGGAAGCAGACAACGCATACCGAGCCAATGTGCAGGCAGACAACTGGGTTGGGAAAGCTGTCGCAGAGGAATTAGACCTTGATCTGAGCAAGCCGAACCAGAAGGCGAAGGCGAAGGCAATCATCAAGCAGTGGATCAGCTCTGGCAGCCTTCAGGTTGTGAAGCTGCCGAACAAGAGAAAAGGTGGCGACACGCCTTGCGTGATCGTCGGTGAATGGGTGAACCATGACGAAATCTAATCATTACAAGCTGCCAGAAGGCAATACACTTATCAGCTTCTCAGGCGGTAGAACAAGCGGCTACATGCTGCACCAAATCCTAGAAGCAAACGGCGGTCTGCCAGACAACGCAAAGGTCACATTCGCAAACACTGGCAGGGAAATGCCTGAAACGCTCGACTTTGTGCAAGAATGCTCAGACAGGTGGAATGTGCCGATCACTTGGTTGGAGTACATAAAGGCAAAGCCAAAGTTTCAGGTGGTCAGTCATAACTCAGCAGCCAGAAACGGTGAGCCGTTTGAGCAAGTCATAGCAACCAAGTCAAAGTATCTACCAAATCAAGCGCAAAGATATTGCACTCAAGAAATGAAAGTGCTGACAATCAAACGCTACCTCGTCAGCCAAGGTTGGAAGCACTGGACGAACACAGTCGGCATCCGAGCAGACGAAGCACACAGAGTGAGGCCGTCAAAAGACAAACGGTGGACAAACTGGTTTCCGCTGAACGATGCGCAAGTGTCTGTGCAGGACGTAAACAAGTTTTGGCAGTCGCAGCAGTTTGATCTGCGCGTGATGAAAGGCGGCGGGAACTGTGATGGATGCTTTCTAAAGTCAGAGGCAACACTAGCCGCCATGTGGCGTGAGCAGCCAGACAGAATGCAATGGTGGGCTGACCAAGAAGCCGCGGCGAATGGAACCTTTCATAAGACGAGAAGCTACCAACAGCTCGGCAGTTTTGTCAGCCGCCAAGGCGACTGGATTTTTGATGACGAAGCATTCCTTTGTCAGGCAGATGATGGGGAGTGTACAGGATGATAAAACTTGCTAGCCACACTTCCACACCTTGTTTTTACGAAGTGTGGATGAAGTGTGGAGGTGTGGAAGAAAAGCCACGAAATACCCTTCCACACCACCTGCATATACATATGCAAGGTGTGGTGGGGTGGTGGTTTGGGTAAAGTGGGGTGTGGTGGCAAGGTGTGGAAGGTGTGGAAGATTTGGTAGGAAAAGAGGTGAAGCAGATGAAACAGAATAAAAGACAAAAGAAGTCGGATCGCATATTGCATGGCAGTCAGTCCAAAGATGCAATCATGTGTGACTATGCTCTGGCTCCAGTTGACAGGCTGGCAATCCAGATGGACGAGAAGTGGGGAATTGATGTGCTGCCAGAATTGGTCAGTGTCTCGATGTCGCAAAAGTATGGGAGTGCTGTGGCCAAGATGAATGCGGCAGTTGAGGCGGGCGATGTAGAGGAATGCAGGAAACGCTGTGAGGTTGTGATCAGAGGTCTGCAAGCGATGGATGCTGAGGCAGAACGTATAGGCGCACAGAGAGCCTCTACGGATGTGTGGGAGGTTGAGATAGATGGCAAGCTGTTCGGCGTTATGAAGGACGGCAGATCGTGGCGCACGATAAAGAAGCAGCGGCCTGAGTTGGAGCTGTTGACGCTGCGTGAGGTTGCGCTGGCTTACAGATACTTTCGGGAGCATTGGATGGGTGAGCTAGAGAAGGCAGCCAAGCAATCATTCCCCGAAGCAGAAATGATCGACATCAAGGGAAAAACATTTGATGATCCGATACCTTGGTGATAACGTGGTGGCACCTGATGGCGCAGAGCTTTACCCATTTCCTTCTGCGCAATCTGCCTCACTGAACTGGCCCAGCATTGCGCTGGGCCTTTTTTGTGGTAAAGTCCTATTAGCAGAATTGAGGTAAGACATGGCAAAGAAACCTGTAAAGATTGACGCAGACCTGATGCACAAGATTGCAGACAGGCTGGCTGTAGGCGAAACACTCAAGGATATACTCAAGTCGGATAGCATGCCAACGTATCAAGGCGTGATGCAAGCTGTGCTGCGTGACGATGAACTGTACGAGATATATCGTCGGGGCAGAGTGATGCAGAGTGAGTACCACACAGACCAAATCATTAAGTTGGCGCAAGATCCGTTGCCGAAGTTTGAGGACAACAGGCTAGCCAATGCGGAAGTGCAGCGGCGTAGACTTGAGATTGACAGCTTGAAGTGGACGCTAGCACGCAACATGCCTTGGGGTGTTCGTGACAAGAAAGAGGATCAGCCACAGGCTCAGACGTTTACAATCAGTTGGGCTGGCGGTGATGTTGCGGTCAATGCAATACCTGATGACGAGCAAGACGACAGCGAACAAGCGACAAAGCATTGATGCTAAATCATGTGTATATCACACATCCTGACGTTGACAGCTACGCGCGTGAGGTAGGCGGTCGGGATGCCTCGACATCGGGGCGGGTCAGGCAGCTTCGGCGGGGTGGCAACCACTACATCTTGTGGTTTGCATTTAATGCATGGCTCGGTTTGATATTTTCTTTAGCAATAACAAGGGCTTACAAAAGTTTTAACATAATAGCTGTTATACGACTGCCGATAAGCCATGCATTTTGCGCAACCCAGCACCCCCACCCCCGCCAAAACGCCCGCCCGTTGTATACACGTATATCACCCGACTGGAGTAGACGTTTTGTCTGACAGCCTAACAACCGATCAGCTTGCACTGCTGAACCACCTAAGCGCCTTACGAGATGGCATCCTCATATCTTCCTCGGTTTCAAAGCAGCTAGAATGCGCAGTGTTGCTTATTGATGTTTATGAGGCTATTCTGGAGAAGCACGGCATACTGATATATGAAGATCAGGAGGAGGTGGTGGAGCATTGACGCATATTGAGATACCGTATGAGCCAAGGCCGTTGCAGATGTCTTTGCATAATGAGATGCAGGAGAAGCGCTGGGGCGTTGTTGTTTGCCATCGTCGATTTGGCAAAACGGTCTGGGCTATTAATCATATCTTGCGTCATGCGTTGCTTTCTGGAAAGTCGAACCCCCGGTATGCCTATATGGCACCCACCTATCGTCAGGCGAAGAACGTAGCTTGGGATTATATAAAACATTTTGCGGGTGGCATACCGAATGTGAAGTTTCACGAGACTGAATTGCGGTGTGACTTGCCGACAGGTGCGAGGATCTCGCTGCTTGGCGCTGAAAACCCTGACAGCCTGCGCGGTATTTATCTTGATGGCTGCGTGATGGACGAGGTTGCTGACATGCCTGAGAATGTGTTTCCTGAGGTATTGAGGCCAGCGTTGTCGGATCGCAAGGGGTTCTGCATATTCGTCGGCACTCCCAAGGGGCATAATGCGTTTTATGATTATTATGAGCAGGCGACTGGCAGCGATGATTGGCTGGCGGCTGTGTACAAGGCGAGTGAGACAGGCTTGCTGGATGAAGAGGAATTGGCTGCTGCGCGTCAGATGATGACGCACGATCAGTACATGCAGGAATTTGAGTGTAGTTGGAATGCGAATGTTCCGGGTGCGATTTATGGTGCTGATTTAGAGAAGATTGCCGAGGCTGGTCAGATTAGCAAGGTGCCTTATAATCCTGGTGTTAAGGTAGATACGTGGTGGGATCTCGGAGTTGGAGATAGCACAAGTATACTATTCACGCAGACTGTTGGTCGTGCTGTTCATGTGATAGATTATTATGAGAATAGAAATCAGGGTTTGCCGCATTACTGTCAGATTTTGAATGAGCGTGGTTATTTGTATGGCACGCACAATGCTCCGCATGACATTGAGGTTCGGGAGTTAGGGTCTGGAAAGTCTAGGCGGGAGACGGCTTGGGATTTGGGGTTAAATTTTCGAGTTGTGCCTAAGTTGCCTTTGGAGGATGGGATACATGCTGCTCAGATGTTGATCCCGAGGTTGTGGTTTGACCGTGAGAAGTGCAAGCAGTTGTTGGAGTGTTTGCGGCAGTATCATAGGGCGTATAATGATAAGACTAGAAATTTTCGTGCAAATCCTGTACATGATTGGAGTAGCCACGCTGCTGATGCGTTTCGGTATTTTGCTGTGGGGTTGAGAGAAGATGGGGGTCGGATGTCGGCTCCTCAGCGCTTTGCGGAAAATAATTATGATCCATTTGCGGCGTGAAGATGGTTGAATATTGGCAAGCTGGTTCGGGAGATTTTGGGTTAGTGCATCAGCTTGGGTTATTGATGCATCAAGAAAGCTCGTATTCAAAATTAAAATTTAGCAAAGATAAGTTGCTTGATACATTTGGGATGTATTTAAACGATGAAAATAAAGTTGTGTTTATTGCTGTTGATAATGGTAGGCCTTTAGGATTGTATGCTGGATACATTTCAGAGTATTACTTTAGCGAAGAACTTGTTGCAAATGACATTGCGTGGTTTGTTGTCCGTGAAAAAAGAGGAACACGGATTGGATTGCGTCTTTTAGATTGCTTTGAGCATTGGGCAAAACAAAGGGGCGCATCGGAAATTAGGATAGGCTATAGCACTGATATAAACCCTGCTGCATTTGATAGTTTGATGAAAAAGCGCAAATATAGTATGGTGGGTGCAAATTATCGTTTGGAGAGCTAGTATGTTTGGCGTTTTTAGGCATTTAAATTTTTGGGAAACTGTTGCTTTAGCCAAGGATAGTGGCGGCGGCGGCGGCGGTAATGATGATAAGCCTAAGAGAAGCGCGGGCAAGGGTACGGCTCCAACTATTAAAAGCACTGGCTCTAGTTTGCTTACAGATATTAAGATGGGGACATCTACGTTTGGTCAAAGTAAAGAACAGCAGGCTCAAACGCTGCGTGACCAAGGGTATAGCGAAAAAGCCATTAAAAGTTATCAAGAGCGCACTGAGGCTTCAAAGGAAAGAGCCGCAACTATGCAGAGCGATGACGATGACCGCCCTGCACCTAAACCTGAGCCAGAACCAGAACCAGAACCAGCACCAGAGCCTGCACCTGCACCTGAGCCAGAGCCAGAGCCAGAGCCAGAGCCAGAGCAAGAGCCTACTGGCGGTTTTGGTGGTCGTTTAGAGGGCGCTGATGAAGAGGCTGAGGCAAAGCTTAGCGAAATTGATACTGATTTGACTGCCGAGACGTTAGAAGAGGAAGCGCCTCAAGATTTAGAAGAGGCTGAGGCCAAGTCAGAAGAGGCCGCAGAAGAAGCCAGCGAAGCTTTAGATGAAGTAACATCTGCTGCGACATCAGGGG